CAGGGTCTTCTTTGGCATTGAAGATGCCTTCACATTCGTCACATTGTAGCCAGCTCATTGTTTTCCTTTCATTTGTGCTTGGATCATCTTGATTAAGGTCTCTTTGTCTAGCCCGTCAAGTGGACTGGACTTAGCTTTTCTCTGCTTAGGTGATGGATAGACAGGACGTCCGGTTGCTTTGACTGAGCCGTCAGATTGTAATGTCTCACGGTAGTCGTAGACAAGCTCAGACTTGATCTTCTCGGCTTCTTCTGACTTGTACCAGATAATGGCTCTTTCCATGAAGCTATCAAAGATAGGAGTGAGTGTTTGTCTTATATCTTCGATCATCGAATCTGGGTGCATAGCAGGGTCACTGGCTCGGGTCGATTCAAAGTTACCAAGCTTATGCTCTCTACGGATATGTGATCGTATTCTTATGGCAAATTGACGTATCTCTGCAAGTATTGGATTGTACTGCTGACCAGCAGCTATGTCAGCCTCACTTTGACTGGGCTTTATCGGTATCTCGATTCTCTCGGACATTCTCTTGCTCCTTTATGTATGCTCTAACAAGTTGGGTACATTCGTCTCGATCCAGTTTATTTTCCATAACGTGGTGCTTCCACTTATCATTTTCACTGAAAAAATACCAGAGCCACATAGCCTGCTCATGGGCAGGTAGATGACTCCGGCGTTCGAGAAACAAAAATGCAGTTTGTTTAACCGCCGGAGTTATCATTAGTCAATCTCCTTTAGATTTTTTCTGTGACGTGGATGCGACTTATTGGTGACGGCTGTGAGGAACATTCCGTCAAGATTAGGATTGAGGGCCATCACTACTCGTGATGTGGGAGGGCATGCAAATGCAGGAAGTTTGTATTCATCGCTCTTGGATGCGAGCAATGTGTTCCAGCGGATGTGCTCCCAAACGGCAGCGGCACCGTAGATTTCACGCTTACCATTCTCTTTGAGAAAATAGGATATCCTCTCAAACTGTTGAATGATAGCCATGTTATCAGGGTACCACTTTAGATATTGCCTTCTGTATTTTGGCAATATTTCGTCAAGATGCAGAGGATCCATCCAAAGATCGAAATATGAATGGACCTTTGCATCTATCATTTCCTTAGTTATCATATTATTCTGATAAAGGAAGTTTGAAGACGGCAGAACGACGGAGCATTTTGCCGTATCTGACTACAATTTGCTTGTAGTCGTTTTGTATATCCTGTAAGTTGGCTACTTTGCCGTCCCATTTACAGGATATGTCACGGATGGAGAAGTCTAGGTTCTTTTTCAAGTCCGCTAGAACTCCCTTCCGTGATCGGTAATCCCGACCGTATGCTGGGATAACATGGAGTGAGGGTTTGCGCGTGTCAACCTTCTTCTCTTTCTTCAGGCTCACTGTCATCTTTATCTTTTAATAGGAGGTTAATGAAGGAATCTACACTCTGGATTTGGTGCGTATAGATGGCATCATTGGTTAATTCCTCAATTAGCATTTTGGCAGCTAGGGAATTGGCTTGCTCAGGAGTCATACTTTCTCCTGTTCTAAGCGGAGGGAACGATGATCTTGGTTCATTCCGTGGTCATGCAGTTCGTCCCTGGCTTCTTCGATCGAGGCTCGATGCAATACGTCAAGCTCGCTCAGTATCATGCCTTGTTTGTGATAGGACAAGGCCATAAAAATATTCCGTATGAGGCGTTCTGCCTCTTCAATCGGAATCTGTTGGATTACTGGTATTGTTACCATTGTCTGGCTCCTTTGTTTCTGTTCCTACTAAGGATTCTGAAAAATGCTCCGTAGGAACAAAGAACATTTTCATTGGGGCTAGATCACCCCACGCAAGATCGACCTTGGAACGTAGCTCGTTGGCAAGCTCACGCATTTCAAAGTTATTGAGTGTGTGACCCTCACCTTGGGCGACGATGTAGAGGATCTGTGAGAGTGCGGCTATGTCTTCTCGTGGCATAGCATATCCCTCGCTGTTAGGTCTAAGCATAGGCAATCTCCATATTGTGTATGTATACATATAAATAGATGCAATATGCAGACCATTCTTGACAGCCTGCATATTTTTATACATAGTTTATTCGATTTGCGAAGTTAGGCGGACTAACTGACTCCTGCCAGTTAGTTAATTAGTTAGTAGCGGCAAATAGATGCTGCTACCTTATCGTATAAAGTTTTCTCGGTTGGAGAAATCTTACCATACTCATCAATCCATATCTTTGGATCTATTAATGAGTGCCTGAGATCCTTGACTAAAACACCGGCCTTGTACTCACCGGTTTGCTTGATCTCATCAAGGATGCCGTTCTCTTGTACCAGGCTCTGGTACAGATTATGTTGAGCCGTGCCTGGCTCAGCATCGCACCATCCTACCATTGCACGAAGCAAGGCGCTTACAAACTCGAAGGCATACTCTGCCCTTTTATCTGTAACCTGTTGCACTGACTCGAATGCGCTACAGGCATTCTCATCTATGGTTATACGGATTACTCTTTCTTTTTCTACCATAAAGGCTCCTTTCAGCAGGAGCCAGATAGTCCGCCTATTTAATCAGTTGTTATTGGTTTCTTTTCCTCCTTTTGCCTCCTTCCGATATAGATTACAGTTACAAGACCGGAGACAATTCTGCCATCCGGATCGATGTTAGGTATTTCATAAAACCATCCGTTTTCTGGATCAACTTCAATGGATGGTTGTTCATCATAACTCAAATAAAACGGATTTTGTGTTAGTCCGGCACAAACTAAGCATTGACTCCAGAAATTATTATTTTCATCCATATATTTGTATGCTCGGATGAAAATACGTCCCTCATCAAATGGAACAATTTCCGTCACACCGCAGTTTGGACAAGTTGGTCCATAGCTCATAATTATCCTTATTTTATTGTTATTGAATCCATTTTATCGACAGCCCACGGCAAATGATTATTTAGATAGTTATTCCACGTTCAGCTAATAATGCCTTCAATTGTTCCTCACCCATTGACTTGAGTAGGTTTTCAGCATCTTTGACTTTGCGTTCCTCAGATTTTTGTTTGCGATCGGTGACAGGATGACATAGGTCCCGATTCCAGCCACTATCAACAAATTCCTGAGCCATCTTTTCAAGTTCATCAATTTTTGCATCCGGTGTATGCTCAAGATATTTGACTATCTCACGGCGCACACGATCCATTGCAACGACACTAATGAACCGGCTTAACATTTGTCCCTTCAGGAAATCTTCATCCCAATATTCGGATAAAGTGTCAAACATTTCCTGGGCGCTCAGTGACGGATCTGCTATGACTTTGACAGTCTCAATCCCGTCCTGATTTGTGTACGTTTTATTGACTGCAGGCAAGCGTAGGTCGATCATGACGGCTACACCATTTGCCCCTGTTTTAATAAGCTGCTTGACTTTATTAAAAACTTCCATATTGGCTCCTTATTTAGATAGATGAGCCGCAGGCTGTCAATAAAATGGATTCCTTGCTACCTGTCGCAATGTTGCATGTATTACACTTTCCATGCTAGCGAAGTAGACGTATTTTTTTTTTTTTTTTTTTTTTACCCTTTCATAGCTAGAGTGAAAAGCGGAATACATGCGACAAAGATACATGTATCAGTTGTTTCATTGTGTGTTTCATTGGCTAGTTAGTTGTGTGATGTTGTCAATGTCTCTATACTACTTATCGGCATATGGCAGAAAACTTTAACACTATATGTTATCTCAGATATGCTATCTGATATGCCAATTATGCTGTAGTATACAAGTCTTATGTCTTATATAAGACTGATACAACATGGCATTCTTATGTCTTATACATGTATAGTATATCTAATATGCCAGCAGTTTTAGTATACCTTATGCATTAGATAATATATGTTATATCTAACATGCCAGCAAGATCATACTATGATGTTTGAATATACAGGCATAATGATATTTATATATTCAAATATTTAGGCATCAAGACATACAAACATATAAGTATTATGATATGGCTATAATCAGATATGCATACATTCAAACATTTAAATGCCTGAATATTTATACATACGTATATTCAAATAAGGCGATCCCCCCTTTTGCTTCGTACGTGCGTTTTTGACCCCCTTACCCATCCAGCCATCCTAAACTGTTTGCTACTTGACACTCTTCGTTATGCGAACATCGGCGGCGTGGGCTTGCGCTCATAGTGGTAATAGGATAGCACTCGCATTTCATCTTTCAATTCCTTTGACACTAGCTGTTAACATATCCTGGCTATTATATATAATGAGCATACAGGATAAATCTATGAGGACATTATGAAACCATTAGACAGATTGCAGGCACTCTTAGGAAAGCGCATTTCCAAATCAGTGCAGACAAGGTATGATAACTACAAGCGAAGCATCTTTTGATCTTCCAGCTGGTGCTTTAGAGAGCATAGTTTTTGAGTCTTATGGTGCTAGTGAGTTAAAGCGGCTTAGGCCGTTGCACTACAAGATTATATCTATGCATCTTGCTGGTGTAAGGAATAAGGATATAGCACGGCAGATAGGATGCACTAAAGCGACGGTTGTTAACATAGTGCATTCGAGACTTGGCCGGGAGGCTATCGAGGGTGCCCTAGAAAAATACTACGATGAGTTCCAGGAACTTGCGCCGAAGGTCGTCAAGGTAATAGACGAAACATTGGAGAATGACGATAACCCTGACTTGCGGCTGCGTGCTGCGGGCATGTGGATTAAAACATCAGGTTGGGAACAGCGTAGAAAAACAGTACAAACCAGTGAGGATCAGGTTAAGAATATACTGATTCAAGCCAACAACGTACAGATGAACGGATAATATGACATACAAAGAGATATACAAAAAGCGAATGCGTTACCCTGGTCACCCATCGGAAAAAAAGGGTTGGGGCCGATTTGAGGGCAACTGGACAAGAGGTATGAATAGGCTTAGCGCTCTGGTAACCGTGCTAACCGGTGATCGTAAATCACGAGATGCGGCACTTTCCCAGCTTCACACGGGAAAAACTACCGGCCCAGCTTCTATTAAAACAAGACAGTTAAACAATGCAAAGGCAAGTCCTGTTACAAAAGGATGGGGATATACATCCAAAGGTCCAGGCATTAATACAGCTAGTCAGAATTTAACGTATACAAAGGTACCTAGCGGAAGTGCTTCAAGTTTTAGGACTAGATCAGGACCAGCAAGCACAGCGAAGCCTGACTACAGTAAAGATATTGCAAAGTTTAGTAAGTCTGGTTATCATGTATATAAGAAAGGCTCTACAGCCGCTAAACATTGGCGTGCTGCAAAAGCCGGTGCTAAAGGCAAAGTTTTTATGTTTAACAAAGTTCTGTATAAAAAATAATGTCATGGTTAGAGCCTGATTATGGTCCTAAGCATAAAGAAGCCATTGAGCGTTTCTTACATATTAGTAACAAGTCAGGCAAGAAGGTTCCGTTTGAGTTAAACAATGCACAGCTTAGAGTATTAGCGAGGCTTAGTGGAAGAGACATTGTACCGAAAGCAAGACAACAAGGAATTACCAGTCTTTTTCTGGCCTGCTTTTTCCTGGACTGCTTGGCTTATGAAAACCTACGATGTGTTGTTATCGCTCATGACGCCGATTCAACAGAAAGACTCTTCCAAAGAGTTCACTTCTACCTCGACAACTTTATCGGAGAGCAGATTGAAATCATCTCAAGTACCAAGCGAGAGATCCGATTTGTCGCTACAAACGCAACCTTTTATGTTGAAACAGCAGGCAATACAAAATCAGGTCGTTCAGGAACCATCAATAGACTTCTATGCTCAGAGGTAGCATACTGGCCGGATCCCAAAACTATGACAGCTGGTTTGTTGCAGAGTGTGCCAGCAGAGAACTCACTAGTTGTATTTGAGTCAACAGGAAATGGAGCGCAAACATGGTACCACAGAAGATGTCTTACAGCACTTAATCCGCGTTCGGAATACACACTACACTTCCTTAATTGGAAAGACTTCCCTGAGTATACTAAGCAGTTAACAGCAGAGCAGACAGAGGATGTATACAAGAGCCTAGACTTTGAATATGATGAACCAGATACACTCGCACAGCACAACTTATCACCAGGGCAGCTTGCATGGCGTCGAGGTAAGATCGATGAAATGGATGGCGACCTTAGACTGTTTAAACAAGAATATCCGCTAACACTGGATGAGTGCTTTCAGTCAAGAGGACAATCGTTTTTTCACCGAGTTCCCTATGTGGATATTGGCCCTCGTTGGAAAACCCATAACGATTCTCATTACCTTAGTTATGATACTCAGCACCCTCAGCCGAATTATCATTACGTGCTTGGGGCTGATATTAGTGGAGGTGTTGGCGGTGATTTCTCTGTTGTGGAAGTTTTGTGTCTTGAGACTAATAGTCAGGTTGGGGAATATGTGGACAACTTTACAAGCCCGGATGCCTTTGCTTCTATTATAGCATGGATTGGCAAGCTGTTTAACGATGCCCATATCAATCTTGAGACTAATAATCATGGCGGTGTTACAGTAACTGAGTTATTGAAGGTATACCCACGAGACTTACTATTTAGCAAAGCAGGCTTAACGGGCAATGTTTATAGTGTAGGCACACAGACAACACGGACAACTAAACTTATGTTAATGGGTAACCTACGTAAAACATTATCTGAGGGCTTAACTGTTGTTAGTACATACTTGCAGGGCGAACTTAATTCGTTTATTGAAAAGCCTGTAAGTGATTTGTCAAGTAGGTTAGAGGCTACGTCTGGCGCGCATGATGATTCAGTTATTGCGCTTGGTATGGCAAATGAATGCCTTATTGCATTGGAAGAATATCTGGCTTATCAAGGCAAATTAGAACCGAAAGTAGTTAACCCAACTGCTGAATTTACAATGAAGGCTATTCTGAGGGGCCACTATCAACAGCAGTATCCATCCACATCTGGACTAATAGGATATATATAATGCCTCGACCTATAATAAAAGCACTAGCAAAATTCCTACCAAAGCCTTCTTCTCAATCTAGTTATGCAGTAAGGCGGACAACAAGTGCACCTGTGAGTGGGGATCTAAAAAGTCTGCTGTCTAAGTTTAAAAGTAATGCCAGAAGAATAAAGCTTATTAATAAGGCGCTTAGGAGTCAGAGTAGGTCATCACTTGGTGCTAATACAAAGCAATCATTGCGTCGTGGTTATAAAGCAGGGCCTGACGTGGAAGCTTTTGAAGGGCTTACTACGATACGCAAGAATCAGGCTAATATAATAAAACGCCTACGGCAGATGGGTCATAAGACACCTAGTCGGGCATTTAAAGCATCTAGATAATGGAAGTTTTATTTCTTAGCACGGGGCAGGGTCTTTCGCTTGCTAGTCGGCTAGCGCAGGAAGGGCATACTGTCCGTACATTTATATATAATGAGACTTCGAATACAGGTGAGGGCATATATGACCGAGTTGCATCATGGAAGCCATATGTTAACCAGAGTGATTTAGTAATAGCAGACGATCCGTACTTTGGCTATCGGGAAACTCGTTTTGAGAAAGCGCCTACCCAGATATTGGGTCTATCACGGTTCTTTACTCTGGCATCGGTTAAGCGCGCCCATAAGAAAGGTATACTCGGCCTTACGGGGTTGGAGTTTAGCGAAAATAGACCAGATTACTACGTGGAAGGTTGGTGGAATGGTCGTAAATGGTGCACGCCGTTCCTATATGTTACGTATCATTGGAATCTCATTTCTGAGTCTATGGGCCCTGAGCTTGGCCCTATGGCAACTGTATGCAAGCCGGTGGCAGAACTTCCGCAAACGATTTTTGAAGGGTTCAAAAACTTAAAGCCATTATTTGACAAGAGTAAGTATAGAGGACCGGTAAGGGTGGGCTTCGATGATCGAAGAGTGTGTGATATACACGCAGGCTTTACGTTTGATAACACTGAGGCTATACTGCAAGGCTTCCAGCAGGACCCACTTGACATACTGATGGAAGTTGCGGGTGGTGTGCGATCTGACCTGAATTTAATCGATGAGATATTTGTATCAATAAGGGTGCAACGTATTGGATGGCCTACAACAAAAGACAACGAAATACATGGATTATTTGAAGCCAACCTCAAACATTGTGGACTGGTCAACGTTAAGTATAAAGACGAACGATATTTCGCCACTCAGCAGTTCGGACCTATCTATAAAGTTACAGCTCGTGGAGACTCTACTAAGGGAGCTTTTTCCCGAGCAGCCAGAACTCTTCGAAATATTAGACTTGAAGACGCAATTTACCGAGAGGACTTGGTAAATACATATAAAAGTAAAGATTATGGTAAGTTCACTGAAATAGACAATATATGGAAGGATACGAAAGAGGGCGCCCGGACGTCGGTTGGTGGGAAGACCAAATAAACGCAGGCGTTAAATTTAGAGAGCATTGGGCCTCTGAGGACAGGTGGGCCATGTGGCAGTCATTTTACCGTGGTGATTATAACCCCGGCATGCTGCCCAAGAACATTGTTTTCATGATGCTGAGGATGATGACCCCACGTATCTACTTTCGAAACCCGGGCATAAGTGTTACACCAAGAAAGCCTGGTCCGGAAGCTACAGCGGTCGCTAAAGTCATGGAAAGGCTGTCTAATCAGATGATGACCTACATGAATGTAAAAGCTGAGAGTAAGAAGCAGGTGCAGAATGCCTTCTTTTGTGGCACAGGTATTGGTAAGTTTGGCTTCGGTGCTTATCATTCTCCGACACCAGATGTTGAAGGTACTGTTGCACCGTTAACGAAAGGAGGTGACAAGGTTGAGTTTAATCAAGGCATCATGGATAATATGCCCTGGTATCGTACGGTCGATACAGCTAACTTTGTTGTACCTTGGGGCTGCGATAGGTTTGAGAATGCATTCTTTGTAGCAGAGAAAATACCACGTTATACAGATGATATAGTCAATGATACACGGCTAGATCATAGAAAAGAGATTAAAGATCAAACATACAAGAAGAAAAACTATTACCATCCATTTGCTGAGAGTATTACAAGTAATCCTAGGGAAACAGTAGATTTATGGGAAGTACGAGACAAGCGTACTATGAAGGTCTTTATATTGGCACCGACTATTACAGATAAGGTATTGTACTTTAATGATGATGAATTACAGTCGAATAGTGGTGTGCCATATTTTCCTATTGTCTTCAACCCTGACAATGCGTGCTTCTGGGGCGTGCCAGACATTAAGATACTGGAGCCATTCCAACGTGAGATCAATGAGATAAAAACTCAGATGATGAGGCATAGGCGTTTGTCTATCGTTAAGTTCATAGCTACACAGACGGCTATTAGTGAGGATGAGGTAGGCAAGCTACTTGATGAAGATGGGCCAGGCCTCGTGCGAGTGCTTGACGTAAATGGTATAAGTAATATAGAAGTGGCACCTATTCCAGATAGTCTGCTGAAGGCTGAGGATCGTATAATGACCGATATTAGAGAGATTATGGGCCTTACTCGTAATGAAGCAGGGTCGTTTGGTGAGGGCAGTGCGGATCGTACAGCAACCGAAGTGCAGGCTATACGCGAGGCGGCGAGTATCAGAGAAGATGAGCGTAGGGATGTTATTGCCGATGCACATGTCGATATGACAAGACTAATGCATGAGGTTGTTTATCAGCACTGGACCGATGAGCAAGCTGTGCAGGTGCTTGGCCCTGATCAATTACCGGTTTGGGTTAATTTTGTAGGTCGGGAGTTAGCGGGTAATAAGTTTTTTATCAAGATCGATCCTGACCAATCAGTGTCAGAAACAAGGGCAGTTAGGGAGGAGCGTGCGGTTAAGGTTTATCAGTTATTGCAATCTAACCCACTATTGGACAATTCTAAGTTAACTAAGTATGTTTTAGACAATTTAGTAGGTGTACAATTCGATGATATGCTACAGCCTGCGGGCGGTACCCCAGGTTCGAAGCAGAATCCATTGAGTATGCAACAATATACACAACAATTTGCGGAGGCCGCATAATGCATAGAGAAAAGGGATATTTCAGAAATGGTCGTAAAAAAGGCGCACGCTCGAATCTGCATAATTTCAGGAAGAAGCACTTGCAGGTGGAGGCAGTCATAGCTGATACAGAGCCAGAGGAAAAGCCTGTAGCACCTATTGTAGAAAAACCAAAGGTAGAGGCTAAAAAACCTTTAGCAAAGAAGGTTGCTAAGAAAAATGGCTAGTCAACAGTCTGTACAAGAGGTTAGGCAACTAGCTGATTTGCTAGGGCCCATACAGGAGTCAATTCCTGACGAGGTAAAGGGCGTATTGACTGAGACATCATATAATTATGTCAAAGCTTTGCGAGAAGTGGGTGCCGACCCTCAGACTATTCAGCAGTATGTTTCGAATGGTGCAGATATGGCCAGAGAGATGCATAGTGTTGGCATGAAATCTGGGCAGTTGAAAAAGTTTCTCGATGAGAAGAACATGGAGGCTGTCCAGCAGATTGTGCAACAGCGTGAAGCCAAGCAATTACAGCAAATGCAGGAGATGCAAAGGCAGCGTTCTATTATGGCTGCTAATGCAGAAGTGCAAAACCTAATGAATCAGGGGCAACTTGGCTGAAACTACTAACGCTCAGCGAGCCGGGTTAGAGAGATTAAAGCTTGATACTGCCAAGCGTTTAGCTGAGTATTATAGGCAGGAAGGTAAGCGATTAACTGCCCAGCAGATTGTACAGAGACTTGAGAACTTCCGCGGCACTGGAGACGCCTCACGGGATAAGCTGAGGGAAGGTGCTAGAAAGTATTCTAAGCAGCAGGCAACACGTTACAAGAAAGAGGCTAGTAAGGCACTGGTAAAGAGTGCGTCAATGGATGCCGCAAAGCAAAAATATGTAGAGAGTGTCTCGAGACAGGCGGGCAAGGGTGCTGGAAAGCAGTTAGGAAAATTTGCATTTGGCCCGATTGGCTATGCGTTAGCCGAATTAGCAGATACTAGAAAAGTCGGCATAGATGAGGCAGATGTTGCAAGCTATGTTAGGCGGCATGGTGTATGGCCAGAAGATCTGCCTGCGCATATTGATAACGACATTGTTTATGCGTTTCTAGGTAATTTTACGCGTGCCGATGCATTGCGTAGCATGGTCGGGGCAGAGCCTTTGCAGCCGTTACGCGATGCAAGTGATGCGTGGGGGCGAGCACGCCGATATGTAAACGAGCAACGTGACGCAGTTAAAACGGATCCTAGTAAAACCCAGCAACAACGACTAAAGGAGCAGAGGAGTTAATGCCCAATTATGATTACGATTGCACCGAGTGCGATCATAGTTTTGAGGCCGGCCCTCCTAGATGCTTCTGTTCTACGATGACCATAGATAATTTCATAGCCCTTACCATTCGGACGCACCTTGATGGGCACCTCCTGCCCTTGCTTCTTAATAGAT